TAGAATCTCTATAGGGCTTTAGTCTGAGCCCCTCATCCTCCTTTAAGAGATCGATCAAGGTCATCTTTGCTCTTTATCTGCCAGATTTTCCGCATAAACGAACGATAGAGAATAAGCAACCCATTCCCCATGTCACTTGGATTTTGTGGGTATCCACAATATCTTTTGTCCAATTCGCAGAGGAACTCGAAGCGCTCTTCTGTAGTTGCCTCGTTGAATCTTTTGGTTATGCGGTTCATGGCTACTCACTTAATATTTGTCTTTCCCCAAAAGATGAATCCCAATATAATTAATCCGATGATAGTTAGCACGATACCCCTAACAACAGTTTTAGTAATGGTAGATTTACAGGTTTCAAGCCACTGAATAAATTCTGCGATGAACTTGTGATGCTGATAATGTTCTTCACGATCAACCCAAAAATCGCGGAGTTTATCATCCATCGCCTCCTTGACTAATGCTTTCATTTCGTTTCGGGAAGTTTCATCCATAATCGTATCCTCTTTCGCGGTTAGTATTGCCGTTAGATAAAGCGAATCTTGATATTGCAATGAATGCAAACAAACGATTTATCCGGCGATATCTTCATTACCTTTTGACATTGCGGACATATCATCTGTTTTTTTATTGTCATTGGTCCCTCGATAAATCTATTTCAAACGACCATGTTCTCGGTCGTTCATCAGCTACTCCGAAGAAGTGCTGTTCGGGTTTACTCTGGACTCCGAATTTCTTCCATGCGAAGGAATCCTTTGGCACCCATGCTCCATTTACTAAGGTGATTGTTTTGCTTGATGTCGGAATCTCTAACCTCTGATGGAAGTGCCCGATAATTTCGATGTCGTAATCTATTTCAAGCCTGCGAGCCTTGCTCTGCCGAACTATGCCGTAATAGGGAAGTGAATTTCCCGTAATCCATATCCTCCCATTCCTGCGAGCCACCCATGTTTTATTTCCAGTAGAGACACACCAGACACATCCCTTATGCTGTACTTTTGTAATATGTTCCGGTTTTAATCCAACATCATTTCTTTTTGCTATCCAATTGACATTGCATGTCGGATGGTTTTCTGATATCGATGCCCTGTATCCACATTTGAATGCTAATTCCTGAAAGATTTCGCTACTCCGTTTGTCTTTTTGGTAGAAACAATTTAATTCTTTTGAGTTGTGTCCCTTAGTCCCGTCGCCCTTTAAGAATGTTTCTAACAATATTTGCAATTGTCTTTGTGGAAATTGTAATATCCATCTCGGGAAAGGTTTGGTTTTGAATAATTGTTTTTCTATGAATTTTTGTGGTAGATAGAAGTGATAATCCACCCTATCTGCCACGGATATGTCTGTTTTTTTATCGTTCAATGAATATAACGGAGTAACTTCAAGGTTTAATTCCTCGAAAATATTTGATATCTCAGTGCAATAATCGGGATTATGTTTAAGGGATTGAGTAATTTTGGATCTCTTCTTGGAATAATTTCCTATATTGCCCTCAGTTAGAAGCCATCCCAATAATCTTACCTCGTTATCATCCCAATCCTTGATTTCATTGAATCCTATATAGTTATTAGCGGATACCAATAAGTTGTCAGAAGAATTGAGTTGGTCTGCTCGTTTAACTTCCATAATCATTTCATATTCTTCGACTTTGAATCCGTTGTGTGCATTTCTTCCTCTTTTATAGAGATGTTTTGTATAACATCTATGTTCTGGAGTCATAAGACAATCAAGCATTTCGATTTTAACTGTATCATTTCACCCTGATAATCAGGAGTGATATTGATTTTTTCTATCGGTTGATATTCCAAGGTATCTGTATCTTGATTGTAGGTTAAGATTAATTCTCCGATTGTCAAATCGTTATATCTTTTCCATCCGTCATAAGTAAGACATTCAGTTTGATCATCAACGCACATCCAGCTATAGACTGAATTCCCATGATGTAAGAGATATTTCCATCCCTTGATCTTTGCAACATAGAACCATGATTCCGGAACGATAAACTCTATGCGCTTTTCATTCTGAAAGCAGACATCAAGGATCTTAAGTAACTGGTAATCCCATGTGCTTGTCGTGAAGTGTTCCTCGATCTGCGGAGTCATCCTACCATGATTACCGGGGATACCAATTACAACTACCTTTTTGAATTTCGTCAGGAATGCAGTCAGTACTTCCTGGAATGCCTTGACCGCTATCCATATCTGTTTGCCTACATCATTATCGACAAAGAATTGCTGACCTTTGTAGATGAAGTGATTATCGAGTATATCTCCGACGAAGAAGACATATAAGGTATCGATGGCGTAGGATGGCTGCAATATATCCGTTATGGTGTATACGCAGTTGACTAATCGTCCGCAAGTTTTCAGGAAGATATCGGTGTTGTAGGTGATTTCGTTTTGCCCTGTTTCGGGATTGAGATAGAGATTTCGCTTTCCGATATGGCAATCTGAGATTACCAGTACCGCATCTTCATGGAATTTACCTTTTGGATTACCCTTATAATCAACCTTAATTAATGGGTTGGCATCGATTATTTTATCGACGATGATTTGTGCAAACTCGCTGACATCTACCTTTGAAGTCTTATTCTCTTCCTGCGGCTGAGGCTGTGGGCTACCGAAGGCTTTCCGGTACCTCGATCTGGCTGCTTCGCCTGATATCCCGATTTGCGCTCCGATTAATGTCCACTTGTTGTGTCTGTTCTGATATTTCGTATGCAGTTCGAATAGCTTCTTATGGCTTATGTTGTCTGGATGATTGATAAACCCTCCTTTTTATTAGGATGTGGGGGATAATTCCGCGAAGGTATTTATTTTCCTCCGCTTTTCTGCCCGTCAGACGGATGATTTGTAGAGGATATATTCGGGTAGTCCGCTTTTTGTCATCCCTTAATTAGTTTTATCCCTCTATCCCTATAGACCGTAGCCTATAGGATTGTCGCCGGTGACTTCATAGGCCACCTTGCGATTTTTAAGTTACATCACAGCCAGGAAAAGCTTGTTACTTCGTCGTCACCTGCAGTCATATCGCATCTGAAGCTGACATCGTATTTGAAGATTTTGCTATCTACTCCAACTGGTACGTTGACATAACGGAGTTTCGGTATCCTGATTGCAACGATCTGTCCGGCTGCCATGCTTGCCCTTGACAGAATAATGATTGCCTCTGCCTCGGTATCCGCCTTGAAGGTATCGTAGATAGTCTTATCCTCGTAGAGAACCGAGAAGGACCCCTCAACGCGCCTTCCGGTGAATATCTGCTTGGCAATACCTGTGGAGGTAATATCTTTTCTCGGATAGAGTTCATTGGCTATTCTGACCATGAATCTATCGCAAGCTACTGATATCCCTGCAATCTTCACGGACTGATTGAGTCCAACAAGCGGGTCGGTATCAACATAGGTTGCTGTGCCGAGAGTATATCCCGTTGCGGTATACGTTGCAGTCTTGCCTTTGAAGGTGAACTTGGGAGACACAGGAGATCCGGTATTGATGTCCATTTCCATCGACTCAATCTTATTACCGGCATAATCCTCTCGGGTAATATCGCCACGCCAGAATGTCAGCCAGAAGGATGCCAGTTCCGCATTACTCATTTTGTAATGAGCGCCAGCGCCAACAGCTACACCTGCACCCGGTGTTACTGCAAGGGCAGGAGAGACGGTAAGCGTATTGCTATTGATCTCAGTTACCCACACGATTTCCGGAGTGGGATTGGCAACCCTGACGGCATCTCCGACAGCGAATCCCGCTGCGGATATGACTATCAGGCTGGTAGACCCACAGCCACTATCGGTTGTAGTTGCAGTAGATAGATTCTTGACACCAATGGCACATTCCCAGAGAACATCTGCCTCGGGAGCAACCCCTGCTGTATTGGCACCTCTCAGATTGGTACCGAGATCTCCGCCGGTATTCTCCAGACCTCTTAATGGAGGATGTTCGGAGAATGTATTCCGGATTTCATCGATTTCGATCAGATCGTAGTTGTCATTGATATTTATCCCGTCGGTTTTAACCCTGATGCAGTCCGCTGATGTTACAACGGGATCGACACCGTAGCCACCAGTTTCCTTTTTAACTGCTATGGTTGATTTCTTTACTAAAGCTTCTGCCATGTTTTCCTCCTTTTTCCAATAAAAAAGGGACTCGATGCTAAGGCACCATAATCCCTTTTTCTTACTTGATTACTGCTATTCTATTTCAGTAATGCTATCGGAACGCTTTCATCGAATCGTTTACATTTGGGGCATTTTATTGTGATATACCCGTCTTTGATGAGCGCTACTCGCATTTTCAATACCCCGACTTCTCCAATTTGTCTACTATATATTGTGAATCCACAGTCGCATTTGATGCTTGTTTCGTTGATTACCATACATTATCTGACATCTGATTGTTCATGGGTTAATGCCGTTATTTCCAGGATGACGTAATGGGTAGAATCCTTCTCAGGATGAGTCCTGAAGACTGTTCTTCCGATATCTACATCAGTAACTACCCCTCCCAATTCCCGGTCCTTCGTAATGGCTTTCCTGAGTTTCCTGTCGTAATCAGATTCAGCATCCTCAGCCGTCTTTTCGTTTGACTGATCGAAGATCGCAATTACATGGAGTCGATAATGAGCCCAGACCCATGTATGACCACTGCCGAATTCAGCTTCTATTTCCGCATCGTTTGCCGTTACCCCTCGACCTAACTGGACTATTCTGATACAGCTCGGAAGCATATCCAGTGTGACATTTTTGCCGAGTCCATAGTCTATCCGAGTCGAGAAGATATTTTTGATATCCGTATCGGCTTTCAGTTGAGTGATTAAGGCATCCCGAATATCAGCGATTTCAATACTCATACCAATTCACCACTAAATAGATTGCAGAATCTCTGGAAGGTAATCTCGATTTCGTCTTCGTTCATATAGAGGAATGGCCGTTCGAATGCTGCAAACGGTAATCCTTCTTCCAGTTTTTGTGCAATCTCTTCGAATGTCTCTGATTTCTCAAATCTATAACCTACCCTCGGATGTTTTCCACTTCCGACATTGATGGCTACCATATCACCTTGCATGGTTTCCCGAATACTATTTTTCAGTGAACCCGTTAAGATTAATGGTGGTGTCCCGGGATATTTTTTCTCTTTCCAAGTTTTATATCCTTTCCCGGGGACTTTTTCATAATTCGGCTGTTGTATCCCCCCATCGGGTCGGACTCCGGCCATCATTCGCATCTGGATATCCTGTGATATCATTTCCCCTGTATCTCTCAGGAATCCATCGTATTCCATATTCTGTAATTTCGTTATGGTCAACCCAATATCTATGTCTTTTATCGTTGGAATAATCATTAACTCATCTCGATTACTTGAAGTTCTATCACATCACTGATGATGTATGGAGACATATCGTTTAACACTCTCAGCGTCCTCGAACCGTCGATAATGATATCGTCTTTCTGTATCGGCTCATCAGCCGACATATAAGCGAAGTTTATTGGTTCTACTCCAGAATAGAATCTATCTTGGTATAATCTATCGTCATCTGCCGTTACAAGTCTTGACTTGGATACAACACATTTCACATTGGACTTGATGGTTGTCAGGGTTCCATCGACATATCGTTTTATCGTTGCATTCACATTACAAAACAGCAGCATATTGGATGAATAATCTGTGTTTCCTTGGTAGATATGATCTTCAGCGGTAACTACCAAATAATATCTGCTACCGTCCTTAATGATATCGCCCTTATCCAGTGTGAGATCAGGTATTACTTCGAAGATATTATGCCGATTCTGGATGTCACTGGTTTTGGTTCCATGGATGATTCCATAGAATGTGGTATTCATCGCTGAACCCACTTTGGTATAAGACTTACCTAATCTTCTGATGATACTTTCTGTGTACATTAATTTTCGATATCCATAAGATATTTTATATTTAGGCAGATAGACATTGGTTTATAATCTTTCTATGGTTTTGCCTTCGTCATTGAGAAGATATATCTGCGTACCTGCATTTACAATAACTGCAATACGTAGACTATCAAGTGTTAATAGAATTGTACTAAACCCCTCATCTAAATTAGGTTCGGGTTCCTTAGCCATTGTTTGCACTAAAACATCGTGGTCAACGATTTGTTCGCCCTTCATTTGGTAAAGATATTTAATATCCAATTCCTTACCTATTGGAATGTGCCACATTTTCCAACCTGGATCTGTTGCAATTTTTAAAATCATCTTTCTGTCTGCCTTTCTTTCTATTGTCTATCTGCCTAATTTTTATTTTTAATCGAATGACTCATACATGGTTTCTGTCGGAGATATTAGCCCTACCCGTTTGACGGCTGATAAAGTTGCGGTAGTAATCTGATTTGCGAAGAAATCCACTTCCGCATAGAGATCCGCCTCCAGTTTATCGAAGTCGATATTTCGTTTTTCTGCTATCTCACCTATCCTGACATCGGTTGAAACGATATTCCGCAGTGGAGTCACGTACATTGCGCAGACCTGACAGACTGTGGCATCAAGTAGGAATTCCTTATTATCCCCTCCGGTCGTGAGGATGGTTGACCATGTAGATATCTTTTTCTTGATAAGACGTTCTGCGAGGTCAGACCAGTAATCGAGGGTTATATCGCTGATGAGATTAGGATCGTCCTTACCTATCAGTTTGACTCTTGCCTGAGAATGCCATTCTAATCTGTTAAGTAGTATGCTCATGGTCTCCTTAGTAAACTGAGTGAAACGAGGCGAACCCCGTTTCACTCAGGATAGTATTTTCAGCAAATGGTGAAACTACGCGCTTGTGGTCAGTTTCTTCCTTGCAGCCGCGAAGATATTCGCGAAGCCGACCTTATTGGAGATGACGATTTTGTCGAATTTCGCATCGATAACCCGATCCGTTTCGACCATATCCATCCCCATGTCTCTATAGCCGTGGAGTGCGAATCTCTTGTCGATACCGACCAGTACGGATGCACTGGAATCGGAATGACAGACTGCGGCGACCTGGGAGACTCCGAGGTTGACCAGTGTAGGAACTCCGCCTGTCTGACTTTTATCGAGAAGCTGATACATCACCGCAGGATCCGTAGATGGTTTTGACATGGTGAACCATTCGATGATATCGTCAACCGTCCCGATGAGGGTTGTCAGAACATAGGGGGCGAATGCCGCAGCCCATTTCAGCCATGCAACGTAGGTGAGACTTTCAGTGCCAGACGGAGTAGTTACTCCGAGGTCTGACAGATTGGTGTTGGCAGCAGCCGTAGACTCTTTAGAGCCTCCGTCACCACTTATAATGGTCGTAAGTGCCTCGCCCGCCTCGTCGTATCTTCTCTGCATTGCTGCTCTCTTAAGGATGGTCTGAATCATAGGCAATGATGCCCATTTGGTGAACTCGTAAGACATATCGATTTCGATTCCGAAATCGTTCATGTTTACGGTTTTCTCAGACCATGTTACCTTCATCTTCGCAACCCTTGAACCCTCACCTCTTCTGCCTGATTTTCTGGTAGTAGCGGTGTCATCCACATACAACGCCCGGAATATTCCGGCATTGGATGTCGTCCAACCATTAACCAGATAGGAGAGATAATCAGTCTCATCCATCATGGCAGCTCTGATGCTTCTCTCGATGAACTCCGGGAAGAGTACTCTGGACTCGGGTACATTGCTCTGGAAGAACAACTGCCCGGTCGATGAGAATATTCCATGTTCAGGATCGTCCTTTGTAACTATCCCGAATCTCTTTAACTGCCGCTCGAATGCGTCCAACTTATCGTTAGACTCTGAGGGATCCATTTCCTCAAGCAGAGCAGATAGGGTCAGGTTTTTATTACTTGCCTCTATATAGAGGTCTTTCGACAATTTGATGTCGTTTGCTCTCGGTGTTACAGTTATTTCAGCCATTGTATATCCTCCTAATGCCTTTTTGATGTTGTTATCCGAGTTTGATACTTACGGTGCTGTCAGTGCTGTTAACCTCGACAACCTCGTAATACTTATCACCAACTGCAGGCGAGCCATTCAGTTTCACACCACCGTCAGTTCTTGCAAGTAGTGGTTTATAACCGAATGTGATGCCAGTCCCCGCAAGCGTTGCATAGCCTCTTTCCTGTACTGATGCAGCCTTGTCGGATGCAGCAATCACTCTGACAACTCCATCAAACTGATCTCCGTCATCGCAGAGTGCAACCGTTTTAGATGCACTGATTTTTACAACCTTATCCTCGTCAGTACCCCGTGTCAGGGCTGACTTGAAAGTTACATACCCATCGCAATACAATTCGTCGTAAAGGGGTTCTCTTGCCATTTTTTCCTCCTTGGTTCAATAAAAAAGGGATGACCCTTGCGGATATATCCCTTTTTAACTGCTATGTAGGCTAAGCCTAGCTTAATTTGTAATGTTCGTCACGCTGCTTGTGTGGAACAACGGTTGACTTCTTTGCTTCGTCTTCGATCACTTTCTTCTCAGTTAATACTCTGAGAATTTCCTTATTGGCTTCGATCTTGGTTTCCATATACTTCTGTCTATCAGGTATCGTCATGGCTTCCAGGAATGCCTCTTCAGCTTCCGGATTCCATGTATCACCGTTGACAGCTACTCCGAGTCTGTGGTACTCCTCTTTCAGTACAACCATGCGATCCTTGCCGATTTCGGTGAAGCCTTTATCTGCTTCGAGTTCACTGTTGATCTCTGCATATTTCAGGGTGATATCCTGTAGTTCTGTCGTTACCTGATCGAACTGAGATTTCTCAACGAACATCTCACTTATTTCCTTTTTGTATTTTTCCAATGCCTCTTGTAATGTCAATTCCTTTTCCCTCCCTTCTATAGTTTCTGTTTCCGATTTTATAGGCATCGATAATGTGCCGAATAAATTTCCACTCATATCGATTTCCTTGATATTTGTCCAGTCAAGCGTTTGACCTTCCTCACTCAATATCTGGAGACTGTCCGTCGGTGCATCACCTTCTTCTCGTTCATAATCCAGGAATTCAGCCCCCGGAAGACCACCTTTCCAGACAAATGATATTTCTTTCAGATTTGCATCCTCGATGGTGCAGGTAGCGATATCCTTTGCATCATTATACGGTTGTCCCGGCCAATGTTTACATTCAGGATCTCTTACATCTTTCTTGCATATATCGCATATTGGCTTCCCATTCGCCCATCCAACACTTACATCAGTAAGCGTTCCGGTTTCGTATGCATTCGCAAGGTGTTCTGTAGAATAGCCATCGAGTTCCAATCCCTTCGGCATATAGACAGGCGCTTTGAGCACATGCCCCTCGTTTTCTTTTCTGACTACACCCTTCAGCCATCTGCCTATCGGGATTTTGGGATCATGATTGACGAGTGCAGGGACCTCTCCGGCATCGAGATTTTTCCTGAAATTTCTAAGGCTTGAATGACCTAACCGATAATAATAGACAGTCAGATTTGTATCGTTTGCAGGTACAGCATCGATTATCATACAATCGTCTGCCTTCATTTCCTTCTTTGCTATTTTTTCATTTATGAAGGATAGCTCCTCCTTGGTTGGTTTACGAAGCATACTGTCCTCCGTGTCGCTATTATTTTTGCGTCTTCTATTCCAAATGGATACGCAAACTGCATATCTCTGAGCTGCATCCGGATATTCCGAACGCATCACAGAATCCGCCATTCAACGAGCTATGAAATCTACTTTCTTTTCCTTTTTCTGTGGAATTGGTAGTGGCACTTACAGTTTACCTTCCAGGATTTCATTCATGGTTTTTACTTTGTTTTTCTGTTGTAGTTTTACTTTACTTTCCGCCACCTGATCTTCTGCGTCTATTGGTTTCTTTTCTTTTTTGTTCTTTTTTGGCTTCTTCGCTTGTTGGTCTTTCGGGTTCATTCGGGTTATTCCCTCCACTTACTCGTTCTTCGGATATATCGTCAGGCACAGGACCATCGAAGCCACCGATTTCCCTGAGCCGTTCGGTTTTCTCCTGTAACCCTATTGCCTGTTCATCATACATCAGAGTTATATTTGCGATGGCTACTGTCTGCCACTGACTGAGTTCTGTATCAGTCCGCAGTTCCGGCTTACGGAATTCGATGTCGACAGTTGCCATAATTCCATTCTCCATTCTCAGTCCAAGCGATAATGCTCTCTCTATGAGTGATTCGACTATCTTCTGATAACTGCCAACTAATTTGACATAAAGCACCATCTCGGAAGATGTGAATCCTTCCGAACCACCACCGAATTTTTTGGATAACAAGATCTGGAATGTCTTGAGTCCATTTGCTATCTGATTATCGATTACATCCAGGAGAGGTTTGGGATCCAACGTTAGTCCTCTTGCTGGCTGTATCGGTGTTACCTCAACTGAATCCGTATGAACGATATTGTCGTCAGGATTTAATGCCTTATAGGTTTCAATAATATCGTTTAACTGTCTCTCGATGAAAGATGAGAGTTGAGTTGAATCATTCTTAACATTCGGCGGAATATTTTTAAGTATCGCCTCCTCAAGCACTTTGAAGTCGAGACGCTGCCAGCCATTTACATGGACAGCCATCCTCAAGTCCTGCATAAGCATCGTCTTGAAGATAATCGGTCTGATAGCCGTTGTTATCCCTTCTTCGCCGTAGGGGTCGTCTCCTAACGGGTCAACTGGTACATAGAAGAAGTTCGGGATATCAAGAGATACCAGTTTATCTGTCTGATACTGGACAGGATAATATCTGCCATTATCGTCGATCTTGAATTCAATGCTCCATGGGTCAACATAGGAAATCCCTATCACCTTGAAGTTTTTATCAAAGATCAATTCCCCTGCAATTGCACCTTTAATTAGACAATCGAGGGCGAATTTTAAGGCGATATCCCTTACACTATTCGGTAAGGAGAATCGTGAGATATCGTTTCGGTTGAATTTCGTTATCAGTGCCTTAAGTGCATTGGTTGCACGTTCGTCGATGGATCCATCATTACCTATTCCTCTGGCTGAGAATGTACCATCGAATACCCTGAGATACATAGTAATCGCGTGACTTGCCTCGGGCGATACCGATCTGAGAATCTGCAGGAGTGTTTTATGGTCCCATGTTCCGATTTCCGTCAGGTCTTTAGAATGATATTCTTTATATTGCCGTCCGAGTGTCGAAGCGTATAATGTCCAGTTATTCGGTGTTGATTGCCGCACCGGACTTATGCGAATCCCTGAAGAAGCCAACCGACGATTAAACAAACTTTTGAGATACTTTTGGATGCTCTGGATTATTGCCATGCGTTATGTCTCATCATTTCTTTATCGCAAAACCTCCGATTATTAATATTCCTGCCCGTTTTATCCTCGGTTTGAGCTTTGTGTATAACTCTGCTGCCTCAGATGCCATCTTAAGACTCTGACAGTAATGGTCAGGTCCGAAACTAACATAGGTGAAAGTCGTCCCCTCGATTACCTTCTTGACATTTTTGCAATGCGTTCGCAAGGTTGCGAATTCATCATCTCCACCAATTGCGAATTCAATCTTATGGTTTCTGATCTCATCGAATAACTGGTCGATGGCATAGTGCCTATTCTCGGTTATCCTATGAATCAGATTGTCGTCTTCATCGGTCTTATCGAATTTTATGCGTTCCAGGGAATTCCCCTTGGAATCATTCAGCCAGACCACTTCAGGATATTCTTCCGCCAGCGACTCTGAACTGGCTGTATTCGGCAGATGATCGATAATGACTACTTCTGGTTTCCAGTAATCAATCATCGTAGAGATTCTACCCTTGAATACTTTGAGTTCCCCTGAAGTCTCCTTAACAGCTTTTGAGAATGCCATCATTTCAGGGCAATATTCGGCATGTACGGTAATCCAGATGCCCTTTGGATTGATGTCGGTCTGTGAATTCGGCTTGAGTTTTTGAACGGTGATATAACAGCCCTGGTCGATTCCCATGACATGAGGTGCTATTTCGTCGTTATAACCCCACTTGGCATCTTCTATGATGTTCTTCAGGAAGTCTTCCTCGGTTATACCGATACTGTTATCCCGGTATGCCTGTCCCAGACCATAATTGTAGTAATCAGCGATTGAGTGTTTGTAATCCTCGTCTCGCATAGTCAATATCGCCCGCGCAGTATTTTTTAATGTCGCGAAGGGTATTTGGTATCCCCTGATCCCATCACCTTTTTCGGTTCGACTCGGGTATTCCGCCACCCATTGAGCGTTGTGAGTTGTCAGGGGATCTGTCTTTTTCCATTGTCCGATTTCACTGAAATCGAATTCTCGTTTACATTTCAGACACATCCAGTATGGATCTTTATTTGGTTTCTTATCTCCTTTTGCATAATAGTTAGCTATTGAGTCGGGTTCAATGACTTCTTGCCACTCGTTACATCGTGTGCATTTAAGCAACCATTTGTGCTGATCAGACAGGAAGTATTGCCCGTCTATCAGGGCTCCCGTTTCATCCGGGTAGGTCGGGGTTGCATATCCGACTACCAATCCACGGTAATATTCGTTACCGAAGATTTTGGCGTTTTTAACTCTTGCCTTAAGAGCTCCGAGTATCTTCTGGTCTCCGGTTAATGGCCTGTCGTATTCATCGACGAATACTACTTCTGCCGGTATGGACTGATTTCCTGCATCCGTTCTACGTCCTGTGAGATAGCAGAAGGAATTATATACGCCTATCTGGTCTATCGCCTCTGAGGACGATCTCTTCATCGCATCTCTCATGGTATCCGATGTACTGATGATATCGGTCATCAAGCGGTCTTTGGAGAATTTCCGAACATCGTCTGTATTGGGGAAGGAATATATCCCATTAATGCCCCACAGACATCGTTCGACTCCCTGTTCGATGTAATAGTAGGGTGTAAGGCTGTACCGGAGGAGTATTGCAAACATCTTCCGGGCGAATGCCTCGGATGCCCCTACCTGAGCAGGTTTTTTAATGGCCTGTCTCGGATACATATCGTTGACCGGCTGAATCAGATATTCATAACCGAGCCAACTGAACGGTTCCCCGTTAATAGATGTGTATGTCGATATCCATTCCGAAATGCTGAGTCCGATATCGATGTCACAGGCATTGAATAATTTCTCGTATGTGCCCCAGACATCTACCGGTACCAGATCGTTATGCGTTAACGGCACTTAATAATCCTTCCTCTTTCTGTAATTGAGTCTGTAATTCTGTCGATGTCGGCAATAATTCCCGGAAGATTGCTCTCAGATCGAAGGCTTCAACACTGATTATCTCACCGTTTTTCATTTTCTCTTGCATTTCCCTGAGTAGTGATCTTATTCGTTTATTGGCTTCTGGTATCAACCCCATTAACAGGAAGTTAACGAGTGCATTTATCAATTTATACTTCATTTTTAATTCGTTGATGACTTCTGGTTCTATAAACTTCAGGAGTGCTTCCATCGCCCTCATCTTGTCGACATCCTTGCCTTGTCCAGTCTTGATATAAGTTACAAGCGCCTGCAATGTCTGACAGTAGATTTCGGTTGGACTTAAATCATTAAGTGATTCACCAACACTAACATCGAACTTTACTTTGAATCTTCCCTTTTCACCACGTTTACATTTTGTAGATACTGCCTGAACTGTGGTGCTTCCCAAGTAACCTAATTGCAATAGCGAGAATGCCTGTCTTAATTCAGCATAGGTTTCTGCGCTAAACATATCGCTACTGAGATTCTTCTTTTTCTGTAAGGCTTGTAGATGATCAGCGAGTGTTAAGGTCGGAGGATATTTATTTATGTGATCTGTAAATTTACTGATGCGATCAGAAAGTTTACAGAATTCTTCATACTTGACATCTTTACCACGATTTTTAATTTCTAATGCAGCGAGATAGAGTTCGTTGGATTGTTGTCGAGTTTCGTAGTCTCCTGACATTTGCCCCCTTTACCCTATTAGTGTAGGACGGGACATGACAAGTGAGATTTTCTATGTAATTATTTGATAATTAAGGATTATTTTTACTTATAGGTGGGACATTGCACATTTTTACAATTTATGCCGTTTTTGCCTGCGTTTGGCTTTTTTCTTAATCTTCTTCTCTTTTTTCGATAGGGGTCTCTGTTGATGATTGGAAAACATTTCGAGAAATGCAAGGTTGGGCATCTCCCATTTATCGAACCAACTCGGCGGGAATATCGTCTCTATCCAGAAGGTATTGCCAGGTTTGGGGATGTAATTATTATCGTGGAGAACATCCTTTGTAGAATACAGTTCACTCTCCGACCATATCCCGATTAGGCAGACATAGCATTTCCCAATCCGGTATTCATCCCATGCGACTTTGAGGGGAGAGGGTTTGCGATTCATTCCTTAGCCATAACGGATTCATAGATTTCACTGATTTCCTCATAATGCCGATCAATCAATCTACTCCGTGCATACTCATTCGCATCCTCAGTCATGGTTTTTCTGCCTAATTTGTGCAGTATGAGATTGTTTAAGGCTGTCTTCCATGCTTGATAGGAATTATCCTTAACAAGCATCCCATTATAGCTATTTATGGTCTCCTGATAAGGATAGATTGGCGAAGCAACTATAACCGCACCTACAGCACCGTATTCAACGAATTTGATATCTGATTTGTAATTATTGAATTCATTTAATTCGCAGGGCGCTAACCCGATATCGAAGTTTAATTTTGCAAGCTGAGTCAGGTAATGTTTGGGTTCTGCAAATTTATAGTATATCGCCCGACCGAGCATGATCTCCGGGATATACCCGAAGAATACTAATTTGATTTTGGGTTGACTGATTTCTTCCTGGATATCAATCAAGGCTTGCAGAATCGATTCAGTGAAGTCCTTTTTGTGTGTATCGCTTCCAGCCCATCCGATTGTCAGGATTTCCTTATCGTATTTTTTATTTTTGATATCCCTGACTTTGTGGATATAGTTTGGTATAACGTAGACGTTAGAATTCATCGATTGCATGAATTCTGCCATCTTGGGTGTAGTGGTAATAACTCCATGGCAGAGGTGAACTATTTCCGTCATCCCATCGAGGCGTTCTTTTGTCCAATATTTCCGCGCCAGATTATCAAACGGATATTGCCACATATTATCGTCGATCTCGAATAGGAATTTCATGCCTTCTGCTTTTTTACGTCTGATGAATTTCTTGATATCGGGATGGCATTGGCGCTGGACGATTACGAGATCAGCTCTGTTGAGTTCACTATCTGTTTTCTCGTTATACATCACAACTCGGCAGGTTGTTTGGTATTTGCCCCTTAGATAATAAGCAGGCATATCCATCCGATACCATGAGGACCCGCTACCATGATCGCCTTTCATGTAGAAGATATTTTTCATTCAGAACTCCCACTTTCTCTTCGAAAACAATCCTGCAAACTCTACTGAAATTCCAATCCCGTATGCCCTTTTCTGGGGAGGTTGAATTGATGTCAAATCGTATGCTCCACATTCGTTGAATATCTTCCAGTATTCCTGTGGGGTCAGTCTGGTAATATGATGTGGATTACCTATCAGGGTTACTGTATTTTCAACTATTGTGCAGCCCACATTGATCAGAATTCCGTAGCGAACAACTCTGAGTATTTCTGAAATCGCAGTATTCATATTTTGAATGGGTATCATTGAGAGTACCCCGACACACATTCCCCAATCGAATGCATCGGTTTCATATGGTAGGGCAGTCCGGAGATCACAGGGGGAAAGATTTACTCCGAATACTTCTCGTGCCACTTCTCGACCAGATTTGGAGAATTCACATCCATAAGCATCGAAGCCTTTTTGTTTGAATGCATTTACAAATTGTCCAGCTCCAGCACCGATATCCACGATGGATGCTGTTTTCATTCCAGCCTTAAGTATCAGGTGTTGGAAATATGTGACTGCCTGATGCGTAGGTTTCTGAACTCTTGGGATTTTATAATGGTTGGCGTTGGGATCAGTCCAATATGCTTTTGTGAAATCACCTTCATCGTATCCCGTATCTCCCTTCCCCTGATTTTTCTTGTCTACCATATCCTTAATCGTCATCAACTTTTCCTTTCTTCACAATGAATTCTTCCTCTGATTTACAGTAAGATAATTCTGTCTCCAATTCTCCCAACCCCGCAAGTTTTTTAATCCACCATTCTCTCGGCTTGATAGTTATGTGTGTCGGGTCTCGCTTGGCTTTTTCCCCCATAGCTATCGATAACATAAGCCATTTATCTGTAACTTCCAATAGACGGTTTAACGTATTCGGAATATCTGCTTCATGGATATGTTCCAAGACCTGATTGCAGAATACGATATCGAATTTTCGTAGACCGAGTGAGTAGAGTCCGGGGAGTCCATCTCGAATATATTCGATTTCCGCATGTAATCCCCGCATATGATTTACAAGCCATTGAGATATGTCTACTCCGGTGACACGTTTGCCATGAGCATTGAGTCCGAACAGTAGACTTGAATATCCACAGCCGACATCGAGGACTGTCTGGAATTCGAAATTCCTGACAAGCCACTTGGCATATTCGTAGTAGTGTCCTCTATTATTTATATCATCAAGCTGAGGGCGAGATTGGAAGTAATCCTTTCGGTAAATGGAATTGTAGTCAATCATTTTAATGCTTCCGCTACCTTTCTTTTATACTTTTAATCTCTATTTCTATACATTGTTGATCTGGATAGTGCATACAGTGTTTTTGTAATCCTGCTGATTCCCTTAACACTGGATTATCTGTATCCATATCAGAATGTAATTTACGATGATCACACTTATTCATGTGATATTGGCACGTTTTCGCCTTATTACATAGCTTTAATGACATAATTTATACACCTTTCTTCGGATTTACTGCATTTACAGTAGATTTTACTGCGTTCATCATCTGTCTGCGTTTTTCAATGACTTCCCTTAATTGCTGAAGTCGTTTATACTTCTTGACCAGTCTACGTTTGCTGCCACAGGAAGATTTCTTGTTTTTCTGGTTTCGCTTGAAGAGTCTGTCGCATCGGCTCATTTTAGGGTCTCCTCCTTCAACGCCTCTCTGCATTTCCCGAACACTGCATCTACCGTTATCATTTGCATACATTCGAATTTTATCGGACAATCGACTCCGTATCCCTGCTGAGTGTGTCTACATCCCTGACAGGGTATCGGAGATTTAACAGGATACAAATACGGTGATTTGATATCATTGCAGATATCCGGCGAAGTGCATCCATAGAGAACCACCGACGGCACTCGCATCGACAACGAGATATGTGATAACAATCCTTCGTGCCCAATGAACAAACTCGTCCTTCTCATCAGCGCCCCCGTCTGAGGTACATCAAGGATATTTATAAAACTTAAATCATAGACAACAGTTACGTCCCGACTGGTCATACCTGTAACCACTATCTGATAACCTTCTGTCTTCAATCTCATCGCAAGGCGCTTGTAATTATCCATCGACCATTGTTTCGATTCCCATGTATCCGAGAGATCAAGCAAGACAAATCTTCCGAAGTTCACAGGGATGAGTGTATCGATTGCTTGGATATCGGTATCCCGCATGGTCAGGAATAATGCTTTCTTACCAAGGGGAGATTTTATCTTGGCTACTTCTGCATATCTTTTTAACCAATTAATCCATGGGGACTGTTCATAGGCATCATCCAGATCGATGAAAATATCTGTCGGCATCGGATAACCTACGTCCACAATGGCATCAATTCTTCTATCGAATTGGACTGCCTGTGGAGTAGATGTTTTTAGAACTATTGCAGCCGTCGGATATTTCTTCTTCAGAGCATCGATTATCGGAAGTGTGAAGAAGACATCTCCGATGCTACCGGTGCGTTTGACTACCACTGTTTTATCTTTGTTGATATCCTTGGTAAGTAGATATGAATTCCATCGCTTTCTGAACTGGATCTTATTGCGAGCTTCATATCCTCTCATTTCTGGGAGTTTGCTGCTGGTAACTGCTCTATGATGTATCCATTTGACGGGAACTGATTTAATGGAATATCCTGCCTTGCGAACTCTGAGGCTGAGGTCGGTATCCTCGACATATGCCATGGGATAATTTAGGATATCGAATAATCCCATTTGTTTTGCTATCTTTGTCCGCATCATGAAGCAACTTCCCTCGGCATACTCGGGGTTGTCTGTTGCGGAATATGAACCATCTGCTTTCCAGTTGAGAGTATTGCATTGTCCCTCACGCATACAGACCTGTCCGACTTGTTTATCGTGGAGTGCCTTTATCATCGGAGTAGACCAATCCTCGAAGAATTCGATATCGTCGTTAAGAACTGCGAAATATTTCCCGATGGCTTCTTCGAGATTCTTATTGTGTGCCTCACCGAATCCGACATTTCTGCCAAGACTTTTAAATTGTATAATGGGATTGTCATCTGGGAAGATTGCTGTGACTTCGGAGATGATTTCAGTATCGTCTTCGGAATTGATGAATACAATGAGTTGTCCTAACCCGGGTGTATATATTTTTAAGGATTGGAGCATTTTCCTGAACATCTCCAGATCGGGTTTGTAGACTGCTATTGAACAGGTTAACATTCCGACTCCTTCCTTCTAACGGTATGCATCCAGACTTCCCTGAATTGATCCTCGGTGACTTTGAATAATTCCAGATATCGGGCGATGTAACTCCAGTGCTTTATGCTTTCGAGATACCACAGTGGATAAGTTGGTATATCGTTTTGTTCGCATAGGGTTACGAAGAGATATTCTATCGTTGCAGCCATCATCTCCTGACAGAGACATTCGTTCCCATACCACATCGCCATCAAGCCAGCATGGGTTCGTGTTGAACTATCGATGATATGTGTCAGATTTCTTTTGCAATGTATCGCTCCGTCTATTTTCGCTCCACTTTTCAGCCATGTCCCAAGGGTAATCATAAAGCGAGGATCCTTAGTTACATAGTATTTATCCGCGACCTCTCGCATCCTTGCTTGTTCTGCTTCGGTATTCCACCAGTCCCCGCTAAGAATCGATTTATTGATGGCAGTCACTTCAGAATTTTCGAATCCCGCGTCAAGTTCATAATTATATCCCCCCATTTCGTAGCCGAGGTTGTGGAATATCTCAGCGATGAAGCTTGTACCCGATCTACCTAATCCTGTGATGATTAACATTAATTCCTCCTATACATTTTGACTTCCCTTAGAATCCTATTGACATGACGATTTGTTATCCCGAATATATCTCCCATATCATTTGTTGTTCTACCGCCGTAGGTTCTTCCTAAGATTATCAGGGCATCCCTCACTGGATAAGTATTGAATAGCCAATTGATCGCATCAGCAACCCTTACAGAATTATGGATTTTATTAATTGCATCTGTATCGCCTTCGACTGCTGCCTGAATCGTCGCCATGGTATCTTTAATCGTCATGCGTTTCGATCTCCTTGACTATCGGATGCTTCTGTTTCTTGCCTGTTACGGCTGGCTTCAGCATCCTATTGGTAATCATGCTAAGTTTTTCTGCAGCCCTGACTTGTGCTTTCGCATCACGCTGAGCATGAATAATTTTGGCGTTAATGATATGAGTATCCTTGCTGAAGTGCCGGTCTTTTTCTACGTTAATCCATAGAGAGAATGTTTCCGACAACTGGACATGAGCTCGCTTGTCTTTCAATTTTGTCTTTAATCTCTCAAAGGCATCAATTGCCTGCTGTAATCTTTTTTGAGCCTGGTTGACTCGACGAATATGTTCGTCTATGGTTAATCGGACTATCCTTTTAGCCATTGCATTCGTATTGTAGGTTGATTGTCTTTGTAATCCCTTCAGTCTTTCCCGCTCACGTTCTAATCTCCTGACCACATCATTTTCGATGTATCGACTACGCAATTTCATCTTGGAGATTACTCTTTTAGATAATTGGAACCGATAATATTTTTTCCGCATTTCAGTGGGACAATCTAAGGCGGAGCAGAAGTATCTATCGTTTCTTTTGATAGCATGTTTGCATTTCAGAACGCAGAAGTTTAGAAGCTTTCCCTTCGGCGGATGTGGATGCTTGTGTTTCTTTTTGTTTTCCTGAAATACTTGACATAATTCTTCAGGGGTTTTGTCGAGTATATCCTGGGGTTTAATGGTCATGGTCCCTCTTCCCATCCTTCATTGGTCTCCTGATATTCGCTCCCGCCTTCATCGGTGAAGTCATCTTTATCGTGGAGTTTCGGCAATAGCTTTTCCAGATTCTCACAGATTACGGAGCAAGTCTTATATTCGGGACATTCTATGCAGGGTGAATCGGTCATGCCATGTACCTTTTGTCGATACCCTTACCCCGCCTTTTATATTCCAAGGCTTTCA